CTCTTTGTGATGCCCCTTTTCCTACAAGAACAACCCCAGCGGAAGAGATACGAGCTCCGCTTGCGGTTGTATAATCTTCGATGAATTGTCCTCCTTCAGAAGCAAAAATACCAGCTACTTTTTCTAAGACAGCAGTTCTATTTTCGTTTGTAACAATAGCAATTCTATTGGCTGTTTTACCTTTGAATTCTGTATATCCAAAAGTCTTCAATACTTTTTCAATATCGTTAGTGGTTATCATCAGAAATTAAGAGTAGCAAATTTATCTTTGAGAGATTGCTTCTCCTCTACTTCATTACCAGCATCAAAGATATCATCCTGTGCTGTTTGTTCGCAATCATAAAGACGCATCTTAGCGCGATCAACACCTACAACAAATCTCTTATGGATTGTTGGGTCATTATATCGGTTCTTAAGTTGCTTGATCATAAGTTGCCCTAGACCTTCTAGTTCCTCACTAGAAATAAGAGCAATCATTAGGTCAGCTGTAGCTGGTAGACCAAACGATTCTGAAGTATCTGTAATCTTTACATCTGAATCACCATAACCCGCACGTGTTGTTTGAGTAGCACTAACAATGGGCACATCAAACTCAACAGCTAAACCACGAATCTCTTCAGCAATACTCTTTACTAGAGTATATGAATTGACTCCTGACTGGTTACGAATCCTAGAAGAAGCACAAATATTTAGATAGTCAATAAAGATAATATCAGGAGTAAAGTCCTTCTTTAGCTTCAGCTCATTCAGAAGAGCCTTGAAGTGCCCTACGTGAGCTGCAGCAGTTGGATACTCTTTTACAATCAAACGCCCTTGTGTCTTCTTAGAGATGCCGCTGATCTTGTTTTCAAAGTTGACCTTAGGAAGCTCTGCAAGGTCCTTGATATTGACGTTGAGTAAGTTAGCGTCAATACGTTCAGCAATCCTTTCCTCAGCCATCTCAGCGGTGATATAGACCACATTGTAGCCCTGCATCAGAGAGGCTGCAGCCATGTGACACATAAACAAAGACTTACCAACACCAGTACCAGCTAGTGCAATGTTTAAAGTCTTCTTTGGAAGACCACCTTTGGTAATCTTGTTTAGATAATCAATATCAAATGGAATGCGCTCTTCCTTTTTATGGTAGAACTCAAATCTATTTTCAGCGTCACCAATGTAATCGTGTCCTACATTAGGATCAAATGATACAGCTAGAGCATCAGAAAGAATACTTGGAATAGCATCTTCTGTTTTCTTTTTATCATCTCCATTGGCGATACCAATAGATTCCATCAATGCATTATAGATGGCTTGTTTCTTACACCACTTCTCAGTGGAATCAATCATCCACTCTGTAGATGACTCAGGCATACCAAAACCTGAGAACATTGTATGAATGCCTTTGACCGTATCTTCTGTTAGGTCTAAGCGAGAATCTATTTCAATGCGGAGAGATTCGACCGAAGGGCTTTCATTGTACTTGACCATATATTTGGCGATCTCTTCAAAGACGACTCGCTCTGATTGATCATGGAAATATTCAGGTTCAATAAATGGGATTGTCTTTCTAGAGAATTTTTCATTATGTACAAGTGAACGTAAAATCAGATTCTCAATTTGATCCATTATGCTCCGTATGAAAATGTGCCTTTAGCGATCACGTCCAACTTCTCCATGATCTCATCAGTGAAATATTTTTCTGGTTCTGCAAGAATTTGCTTTGCGTAGATCTTTTTACCATCACCAAGATCATAACGTCCGGCAACATTCTTCCACATACCACCAGCTTCTCCAAGCTCTAGTAATCCATAATATCTGTCGAGACCACGCTCATCGTAATAGAGCCTTACCTCAACATCTTTATTTTCTTTGCTTAGACGCGACTTAGCAGTCTTTGCCTTGATAATGTTTCCAATGATTTCTTTTCCATCCTTCTCCTTTTTCTTGCTGAGATGAATGATTGTAGAGGCTGCGTACTTGAGTCCACTACCTCCTCCCATTTCTTTTGTAGGAACATAAGCGCCGATGACATCGTAAGTGTGGTTGGTAACGATCATGGGAATTTTAGCTTGTCCCAACTTTAGAGTAAGCATTCTAAAGGTTCCTTTGATAAGCTGTGATTTAGTCATATCACGTACTTGCTTATCATTCAAAGTGTCTTCAATCTCTTTAGTTGTAGACAGCATACCAAGAGAATCTAACACAAACATACAAGGCTTGCGTTCATCAACTGGCTTCTTAAGGTATATATCAACAGCCTTGAGAGCTTTGTTTCTAAATTCTTCTACTGTAACTACGTTAACGACGGCAACGCGCTTAAGGTCGATGTTGCGTGACTCCAGAAGGCTTTTATTGATTGCTGCTTCAGTATCAAAATAAACGCAATATGCATCGGGATTAGTATCAAGGAAGTTCTTGACCACTGCGAGTGAGAAAAAAGTCTTACCAGTAGAGCTTTCCCCAGCGATCGCAGTGATTTTGTCACCAGATACGCCACCATAGAGAGACCCAGAAACAAGAGCATTAAAGATGAACGAACCTGTGTCCACGTATGATTCTGTTTCTTCGATATCTGAGGCAATTTGTGTGTAGTCGCCACCAATTTCATTTACAAGTTCCTTTAAAAAATCCATAATAAATCAATCAATCTTAAATCTTGCTTCTGAGTTCACGTAGGTATTCTATCATATCTGCGCGGATTTCCATCAATTCAGTAAAACAATCTTGACTTTTAGCGTCAGCTCTTAACTCATGGTTGGGATCTATTACAGATTCAATGAATAGATCCATAGCGCGTTTCTTTTTATCAGACATATCAAACAAAGAAAGAGGATAATGTTACAGTCTTTTCCGAGCTCCAACCAATAGAATCAAGGATAATTTGAATAGGACTTAAAAAGCTCTTTTCAAATTGAAGATCGTAGTCAATGTATTTAATCAAGTTTAGCTCTCGGGGAAAATCAGAGATAAAAGAAATAACGTTCTCACCGAGTTTATTGGGAACCTTTAAGTAACAGAACTTAATCTTTTCACCATTTTGAATTAAAGAGTATTTCTTATCAAGACCATTCTCTTTAATATGATAATTGAAAAGAAGAGCTCCACGAGCATGAATAGGAGTTCCTTTTACGTAAATATCATTGGCTGATCGATACTTACTAACGTCACTAACGCTTCTGGGGAAAGCAATCTCTTCAGGAGGAAGAGTCTTGAATTGTTGCCTACAAGAATCAATGAAGTCAATTACATCGTCCTCAGTGCCCTCCATCATCAGCTTGAGAGCGTCTTTAATCATTTTCCTACAAGGAGCAGGAGTGGATGATTTGACCGCCTCAATGCCCATCATTTTGAGCTTAGGCTCAGCATAACGGACACCTTCACTATCCCATACATTCAAGATGTAACGCTTCTTACCAGTCCAAATTCCACGGTCAGCGATATTCTCTCGCTTCATCTGCATCTTCTGATCATAAGCATTTACATAATCAGCAAGTTCAAGATAAGACTCGTCAATAAATGGTTCTAGCTTATCTCCACAGAATGAGTTGATTACATTTACAATCTTCTCTTTATCAGATTGATCTTTGAAAACTTTATCGACAAGAGGACCCATATTCATATAAACAGAATCTGTGTCGATAGCAATAATGTAGTCAAAACTATCAGTTCCCAATGCTTTATTCATATACTCATTGAGCTTTCTTTCAATCCAACGGATAGATAGCTGCCCAGAAAGAGTAATAGCCTCTGCATTTTCTAGTTTGAAATAGCGGAAGTATTGATTACCAATAGCACCATAAGCACTATTGAGAGAAATCTTCTTCGCCATTTGAACATTGTTACATCTGGAGATTTCTTTCACCAAACCTTTAGAAGGCTTCTTCTCATTGAGCTGCTTGGCTGCTAGCATTCGTTTTTTGAAGATGACTCGCTCTGCATACATTTTCTCCATCAATTCAGGAAGCATTCCTTTCTCCCTCTTATAGAGAGCACCATTAGCAGCCATAGTCCAATCCAGTTCTTTGAGAGGACTTAGATCAACTTCTCTATAAAGAAGATCATCTACAAGAGCCTTACTAGAAATCTCACGTATTTTTAAAAGGTTTTCATGATAACCAATTTGACTTGGACTTGGATCTTCTAATGCTTTCTCTTGTGCCTTCACAATCAGATTGTTTAGCTCTTCCTTGGAAACAAGAGTCTCCGGGGAAATAGCATACTGCATGATGAGGTGAGGATATAGTGAGTTAAGGTCAAAAGACACAACCCAATCATACTTACCTGGCTTTGGTTCTTTTACGAAAGCTCCAGCATATTTGGCGTCCTTATCTACATTAGCCTTCGGAGGAATTACAATATTCTTCTCACGGAGATAGTTGTAGATGATTGTGTCCCACATTCTTACCTGATAGAACACATCACGGAAATTTACCTTTGCGTCAAACGCCATGGTAATTGCAAGGTCGATAAGTTTCATCTTATCTTCCAAACGGTCAACCAGTTCTACGTCAATGATGTTATATTCAACAAACTTCTGCCATCCGTGTGTATAGAAGTCTTTGAATGTTTCGAACTCACTGTGATCAAGTTTTTGCTGACCAAGTTCTACACTTGCAATATAATCCAAGCGATATGATTCTTGTGCCTTATAAGTAAACTTCTGATATAGATTGAGATAATCTAGCTGGGTAATTCCAGCAATATCATAATACTTTTTCTCTTGCCCTTTTAGATAATGAGTTTCTTCCTTGAAGAGGTGCCATGGAGAAATTTGTTTAGTAAACTTTTCACCAAACAAACGAAGCATCCTATTAACAAGATATGGAATATCATAATATTCCAAGTTCCAACCTGTAATAACATCTGGTGGATCAGAAGACCACCAATCGATGAAAGAATTCAATAAATGATATTCATCATTACAGCGGCGATACTCAACGTTCTCTTGCTTGTTTTCAAACTCACCCCACTTAGTTTGACCCCAAGTAATAATCTTTTTAGTATTGTAATCCTGTACTGTGATTAGAAGAACTTCCTCAGCAGCAGACTCAGGATCAGGGAATCCTTTTTCCGATTCAACCTCAATATCAAGTGATAGGATCTTCATCCTAGCAGTATCAAACTTAATATCACCAGGATAATTATCAGCAATATATTGGAAGATGAATCTCTCATTTCCGTATACATTGAAGCCTTCTACATTATCATATTTTTTGATAAACTCTCGGCACTCTTTAATTGTACCAGGATTTACCAGAGAAACTCGTTCTCCTTCTAATGTTTTCCACTTACTATTCTTTTGAGTTGATACAAAGAGTGTGGGTTGGAAATCATTCTGTCGTACAGAAAAACGAGATCCCCCATCGTATCCACGAAGGAGGACCTGATTACCATACATTTGAACGTTGGTGTAGAATTTCATTCAGCCGATTGCAACTAGATATTCGCTAAGAAGTACATTATCTGGGGTCACCATAGTCAAAATGCAATCTGAAGAGATAGCCATTTTAGTATCTGGTGTAATCTTTTTGGAAGGGAACCTAGTCATTGATTTTTCAAGTTCTGCAGAATCATCAAAGACTACAGGATCAATCAATAAACAATCAGGCTCTCCAATCTCTCTTTCAACAATCTCTTCAATTTTAGAGACTAGGATCATTCCTGTTTTTAGGAACAGGACTCTGATTGTAGTATCATCCATTTTGTTCAATGTACCTTACGTAACTTGTAGCTAGAGATTCTAGCGGTTCGGTGATTGCAACGACGTAGTTTGAAGCAATTGTAATAGTTCTATCTTTAGATAGAGGGAACCATTCACCATGAGAAATAGTGCTGCTTACGGTTTCTCCATCTTCTTGGCTAGACTGGAGAACAATACCTCGTGGCTCCTTTAGAGTAAGAGTCTTACCGTCTACACTCTCTTCTACATCAGCAACAATCTGCTCTCCACTTTGCAAAAGAATAAGTTTTACGTTTGCTACTACTTCTAAATCCATGTCTCTGTCGTAATTGTTGTTCATAGTTTTCTCCTCCTATTATAGCATAAAAAAGGGCTCTGCTGGATTTTGCCAGCGAGCCCTTTGTGCGACGACGATATTTGGGGATTTCCCAATAATATTTATTCTTCGTCTCCCCCGCCGTCAGATGTGTTCTTAGCGCATACCTTCTTACCAGGAGCCATCTTATAATCAACTGTTTTACCATAACAGTCAATTTTAGGCTTGTAAGCCTTATCCTTTGGGGTGAGCTTTGCTTGCTCTATACAAAATTGAGTAAACTCCTGGAAGCTTTTCATAAATAATCTCTTCTTTGATGATGCTTAGGAACAATTTTTCTTAATGTGATGGATAAGAGTCCGTCTTCGAAGGATACGTCTGAGACTTCTGTGTCGTCTGAGAGTGTCCAAACTCTTTTGAAAGATCGCTGAGCCATTCCCTTGTGGACAAACGTCTCCCCTGTTTCCTTGTCTTCTTTTTGTCCTTCGACAAAAAGTTTTCCATACTCGGTGAAAGCATATACTTCGTTTTTCTTAAATCCGGCTAAAGCAATCTCCAAACGAGATTCTACGTTACTCACGGAGATTAAATTATATGGGGGATAATTACTGGTTGTTTCATGTAAGCTGAACAGACGATCAAAATATTCGTCCATTCCAATTGAATTTTTATTGATTTTTTCTAGGAACGCACCAAGATCTGCCGCTCCGTATCGAGTCATTAAGCTATTCATAGCACCTTTAAAAGCGTGTTTTTTATGTGTGGACCCCGAAGGCATCCACAATTATTTATACGACTAATCACAAAAAAAGGGGTCGGAGACCCCTAATCTTATGTACGCTTTCCACCAATGTTATATTTCTGCTCTAGGACCCATTCACCTTTCTCTTTGTATGCAAGGACTTTGATTTGGTTTAGAGGTGCAATATCGACAATTGCATTCTCATCAGCAATTGTAATCAAATTCCAATCAGCTAGAAGTTTAGCAATTCTATTTCTACGCTGAATATCATTGAGTGTGATATTGCTATGCTTACCATCCAAAGCAAATAGTTCTTTAAAATGAACAATAAAGTATCTACCTTGTTTATGAAGGATATGGCAAGATTGGTAAATCTTTTTTTCCTTACGAGAAGCAACACCAATTCTGGTTAAAGTTTCTCTTACCTTCAAAAAATCATCAGGTTCGGAGAGAAAAATCTCGATCATTTGAGTGGGATTCCAATCAACCAACCCCTTTTCATCAATATTCATGGAGGTCCCCCTCTGTATAACTTTTTATGAATGTGGGCGATTTGCTCAGGAGTAAGGAGTTTCAAAGCTTGCTCAGCTTTTTCAGAGGAGAATTTATAATATTCTTTTATTGCTTCTAGGTCTTTAACCGATTCCTTACGTAGCCATGGAGAGAAACGCTTTCTCTTTCTGAGACTATTTATAAAAAAGTCATACTGGAGCCTATTATCGAGCTGATGATTCATGTTCATTTCATTAGCAAAAAGAACAGAATCTAACTGACCAGAAAGGCACTTATTAATAACGTATGGAGGATACTCCTTTTCTAATGAAGGATCTTCTTTGATTAGGTGTTCTTTAGATACGTTGATACTATAAAGCCAATCTTTTAGTTCCATCAGGTGATAATCTTTTTAGATGCGGAGGAGGGGGTTACGATTTTAGAGAACATCTGCTTATAGTTATCTAGAATCTCAGGATTAACCTCAGCAATATAGACAACGAAGCGACGATTTACTTCAACTTCTTTTTGATCTGGATCTAGTGCAGGTGACCATGGAGCAAATGCAATCTGTCCATTACCAGCTGGAACTAGAACAATAGGATTGCTGATAACAATAATATCAGTTAGATCTTCATGTAGATCAGCAATAACGTCTTCACCAGACGCCATACGAATTAGTTTAACATTCATTAGATTAGTCCCTCATCTTTTAAATAATGTAGTGTGTCTTTCAAGCCACCAATATGTTTAGAGCCAATAGCAACTTGGGGATATTCGGCATTAGAGCCAAATTCTTTATAAAACTGACTTTGAGTGAAGTCTTTCCCCAAATTATATTCTAGATATTCACCATCTAGACTCAGTAGTAGTTGTCGAAGACGTTCGGACTCTTGTCCGCCATCCGTGTAAAGAACTGCTGTTTTCATAAGACTATTTGAAATTACATTCAACCATAATTTCAGTCATAGCCGCCAAAAGGTTGATCTCTTGATCGGCAACAAATGCTGCCTGATACTGATACTTAGCAACAATGAGGACAGCAGCAGCAATGGAAGGACCGTCCAGAACTTCGTAAAGAGCATCGTAAGCACGACGCAGAAGTACGTTAGGATCATTGTCCAGATTAGAAACGATCCACTTACGGACTTCAGGAAAGTTCTTTTCCTTGAGATTTTTGACGAGATCATCTACTTTGACTTCGGTGAATGTAGAAAGTATTCCAGTATCAATTTTACCGTTTGCAGAGTATCTTTGAACTTCATTGAGAACTCTCCTTAAATCTGGGAAGTGCTTTTGTACAAGTTCTGCTAGAACCTTTTTATCAGCCTCAATCTTTTCATTATCCAAGATCATGCTGAGGCGCTTGAAGAATGCAGCAGCAATCTGCTGCTTATCCTTTCCCTTCAAAGAAAACTCAATTACTGCAGTACGAGAATGCAATGGTTCAATAATCTTGTTTTTGTAGTTGCAAGTGAAGATGAAGCGGCAATTTTTATAGAAAGCTTCCATGTTTGCTCT